GGTTGGTCGATCCTTTCTAACTAATACTAATAGGGAGGTATTGACAGATGTCTAGTTTAAGAGATCTACTGGATGTTGCCACAACAGATGGCATTCCAGTAGCAACGTATTACGGTCCACAAAACGCTCACCAGATCTGGTGGCGTGGAGGACATTGCTGGTACTACGAGAGTAGTCACAATTATAATTGGGCAACATATAACTGGTGTGTTCCTAGTTGCTGTGTCTGTAAGGTACAGTTTGAAGTCTGGGGCGGCGGCGGAGGCGGCGGCGGTTCATGCTGCTGTATGTCTGGTGTCAATGGTTATTCTGGTCAATACAACAAATTTACTGTTTGTGCTTCAACGCAAGGTGTAAACCAATTAGATCAGTGTTGCTATGTAATGTGTGCTGGTACTGTTACTTGTAGACACCCTGGCAACGGTGGTTTTGATGGTTGCAAATCATATGTTGTCGGTCCTGGTCTTGATAACTTCTGCGCTTGCGGTGGTTGTCATGGTTATGCTTGCTGCTTTGGTTCTGGATCTTCCAGATGGGGTTGTAAGATGAGAATGAACTGGCAGACAGGTCAACCACATTGCAGATGGCAGTGTGATAAGTCTGCTGATCAGTATTCTGACACACGTACCAAGCGTGAAGCTGCTTGTGACCTTGGGCGCGAATACTGGGGCAACGTTGGTTCATACAACCAGAATGACTGCCAAGACTGTGGTAACTGGTGTATGATGAAATACTCCTCACCACATGCTCCTTACCAAGATGGTAAGTTTGGTACTTTCAACCATTCAAGACGCTGTTCAATGGCAAGTTGTGGTAGGGTAGCGACACAATGGATTACGGGTAATAATGGAGGCATCTCTGGAGACTGCCACAGAAGCGGTCCTCCTGGTCACGGTGGATTCTCCTCCGACACTTTTGGTGGTGGTTGCTGCTGTTCGTCCGAAGGCGCTGCAGGTCTAGTTAAAGTTACATGGTTCTGCAAGGTATAAACTAATGGCAAATTTACGAGGTCTCCTAGGAAAGGAATTTGATTCTACTGTTCTAGACACTGCTGGGCAATACGGTAGTTACGATAAAATTAGAGATGGTAAGGTGTATAACTTTGCACCTTACTGTAACTTAAGTTGCGATAGTAGTTATCGCAGTTATTGCCAAGAGTATTGGTGCGTACCTTGTGGTACTACACAGATTACTTTTGAAATTTGGGGCGGCGGTGGATCTGGTGGCGGCGCTTGCTGTTGCCAACAGGGTATGCCTGGTGGATCAGGTGCTTACAGTAGAAAGACACTTCAGTATCCAGAAATCCAAGGTGGTTGGTGCTACTTCTTGAAAGTTGCAGAACCTACTTGCTGCTCACAGTGTTGTGTTGGTATTCAAGGTTGTAAGTCTTACATCTGTGGTTCAAACACTGATGCAAAAAATGCTATTGGTAGCAACTTCTGTGCTGAAGGTGGTTTACCAGGAAAGACTTGCTGTTATGCATACTGGGATACTAATTTCAGATGTATAGATAGAGTTTACTGGACAGGTTGTGGTGGATATGATCCTGCTACCGATGGTGCTGTTGCATACGGTGGCGACGAAAACGTTAAAGGACATCCAGGATTTTTCAGAATTTACAATACATCCAGCAACTGCTGGGCGAAGATGGGAATGGCTTATCCACCCCGTTTGTTTGATAAAGAAGGTGGACACCTGATTTCCAACGTCAAAGGAAATGCTTGCATCAATGACGGTACTTTCTGTCAAGGAACTACACCATGGGCATTCAATTCCAACTGTAATGCTACTCTACCTGGTGTAGGTGGTCCTTCATCAACATCTTGTGGTGGTAGTTGCTGTTACGGATATAGAGGACATGGTGGATTGATTAAAATTACTTATTGTTCTTGCTGGATAGGAGTCAACCGTGACTGTGCATTCCACTTCTGTAACTAATTTCTAAATAGCATATAACAAGGAAAAGTACCGATGCCTAACTCAAATTTACGCGATCTGCTGGGGATTGTAACAACTGACTCAATTAAAGGGTTAGCCGCAGCAGATACCACAACTAAACTACCTGCATATCCTAGTCAAGGAATGCGAACAATGTACATCACCGCGCAATGTGGTGCTACTTGTGATGATTGGACTAGTAACTATAGTTACTATGACTATCCCGATTGGAAAGTTCCTGCTAATACTACCCAAATCATTTTTGAGATTTGGGGTGCTGGTGGCGGCGGTGGATCAGGTTGTTGCTGTACTCGTGGTGTACCTGGTTCTTCTGGTGCTTATGCATACAAGGTGCTATCTGGTTCCGATGTAGCTGTTGGGTGTTCGTATTCCATGGACATCGGTCAAGGTGGTAGAGCAAAGCAGGGTCCTATGTGTGGACAACCAGGTAATAAAACTTCTATTACTGGTTACGGTCTGTCTAACTTCTGTGCAGACGGTGGATATGGAGGTTGCTCTTGCTGCTTCTTCTGTTGCTGTACTTGGGGTACGCTATGTAACGTATGTTGTAACGGTCCTTGTGCTTTGTATTATGGTGCTTCTGGCGGTGCATATGGTAATCCAGGCGCTGGTACGATGTGGTGTCAAAACAATCACTGCTGGAACAAGCAACACGTTCCTTATCCTGCTGGTCTAGTTAATGGTAAAGGTGGTTGGTTGCCTGGTACACAGTGCGAAAACTCTGGATGTGGATATTGTCTCAATCACTGGGCAGTAGCTCAACTTGGTTGGGGTGGAAGTCATAGTCAGAAGAACTATGTTCCTGGTACTGGCGGTCCTTCTGCATGGACATGTGGTGGTGGATGCTGCCATGGACAACACGGAAACCCTGGTATGATTCGTATTTCATACAAGCAAACCGAACGAGGATATTGATTCAATCGTTTATAAATAAAACAGCAAAGAAAACCAAGGATTAAATAAGAGATTACTATCATGGCGAATATTTCAAAACCGTTAACTTATAACTTGCCTGACGAGTACACCAAGCAAACTAGTGATCTTGGTCTTACGGCAGAATTTACTTACAAAGGTCCAGAGTATCTCTGGGTTTTTGTAAATGGTGAAACAGGTCTTCTTCAAGGAGCACAATCGTTCATTGCTACTTCCAATCCTACAAAGGATGAGGAGCAGGCAAATGTACGTGCAGGTCTAGATCAGAAAGCAGTTCTTCTACGTCCCAACACAAACGGAACAGATCTACTTATCGCATCAATTCTACTCGGACAAGATACTGGCAAAGCAGCTGGTTATCCACAGAAGGAATACAAATTCCCTGTTGGTCATGCAAGAGCGGGTGAAACGTATTACGAGCGTCCCGATCCCCAGCAACCAAATCATACTTATGCAGTAGAAGAGATCAAGTTTGATCTCACAAATGATGGATGGGTAACTCCTTTGCCTTGGTTCAAACCTTGGATGGATATGGAAAATCATAAGTCGGCAAGAGATGGTTCTCTTGCTGCTGATAAATTGTTCTATACAGAGATCAAAGGTAATATGACTGCTGCTCAAATCACAGCTGCAGATGCATACATTGCTGCAATGGAAAGTCTCTATACAGATTTTGATGGTATTGAACCATTCATGATTCCATTCCCTAAAAACCCAATGGCGGAATTGATTGAAGACTACGACTATAACGTAGATCCTGATAATCTTTTGGATGACGCAGCAACTGACGGCGAGTGATCAGTTCTGTGCTATAATGAGAGGGTCTTCGGACCCTCTTTTTTTATGCTTAAATTTCCTGATCTACGTGATCACATATTCGTACACAAACTCATCCCAGACAATCTATGCGATAAATTAATTACAAGACTTGATAAAAGACCATGGAAAGATCATAAATGGTATGACGCTGGTACTAAACAAGATATAGAAGAAGCAGACTTTCAAACTTTGAAAGATGATACTGCTTCTGGAAAAATATATCCTTTGATTAAAGATCTTTGTATGGCATACCATGACAAGTATCATCAACCAGAAAATACAAATTCAGATTTATTCTGGTCCGTAGCTTCTAATATCAAGTTCAACAAGTATACTGAAGGGGATAGTATCAAACCACATCACGATCATATTCATGATATGTTTGAGGGTGATCTACGTGGCATTCCCGTTACTAGTATTATTGGAGTTCTGAATGATGATTACCAAGGCGGTGAATTACTTTTTTGGAATGATCATAAAGTAGAATTAAAGAAAGGTGAGGTAGTTGCATTCCCATCAGTATTTTTATATCCACATCAGGTTACTACAGTAACCAAAGGAACAAGATACTCTTGGGTTGCATGGTGCGTTTAACCCCCCTGGAGACCTCACCTAAATAAAGTATATAAATCATTAGCAACTGATTATGAGACCTAAATCATTTTTTGTCAATGGTGGTGCTGGACGTGTGCTTTGTTCAATACCTGCATTTGAGAAATATCAAGAGGAACATCCCGATGAGGATTTCCTAATTATCTGCGAAGGAGGTACAGACTTCTTCAAAGGTCATCCAACACTTTACGGTAAAGTGTATGACCACTGGCACAAAAATCTCTTCAGAGATAAACTTATTCATACCGATGTTAGAACACCTGAACCATACAGAGTTTGGGAATACTACAATCAAAAATGCAATCTGTCTCAAGCATTTGATATCGAGATTAATGGGAAAGGTGTAAGAGAACTACCCAAACCAACTATCAAACTTTCCAAAGAGGAAAAAGTAAACGGAAAGTTTGTTGTTGCAGAAGTAAGACAAAAAACAAACAAGAAAAAAACTGTTGTATTCCAACCTTTTGGTAGAGGAGTTCAAACTGTTGGGAACATTATTACTGATTCTTCTGGTAGAAGTTTTGAGTTTAGAAATGTTGTTTCTATCATCAAACGTTTGCAGAAAAAGTATTCTGTAATTTTGATGTCAGAGTTTGCATTTGATTTTGAAAAAGAAGGATTGAAAGATACCATTTCTTTTCCTGCTGGAAATCAGGTTCCTATCCGAGGATGGGGTGGTATTATTAAGGAAGCAGATCTATTCCTAGGATGTGATTCAGTTGGTCAGCATATTGCATATGCGGTAGGAACACCTGTAGTTTCTGTTATGGGATCTACTTATGGTGTCAACGTTTCATATCCAGACCACGACAAAGTAGATGTTCTCGATATGGGTGAAGGATTGAGGTTGTATGATCCTATCCGTGTCTGTCCCGATGAAGAATCTGCAAGAGTAAATGATGGTATCATGATGATGAATGATAAAGTCGAAGAAGTTATCATGAAGTCTGTTGATAAAATGATGAACAGGTATTATGTTAAATCAGACATGGAGATTATTCTACCAGAATCTTATGGTGGTCCTCAAGAAGGATGTCCAACTTGTCCTCCAGAAGCACCTCTATCAGCGCCAAAGCAGCAAGGCATGGGTCCAATTGAATTGGAAGCTGCATCAAATGGAGTAAAGATCCCCTCACTAGAACCTAGTAAGAAAGGATTCTCTCAAAATGTAAAAATTAATTAAGGTTATAATGTCTGTTATTGTTTCGGTTGCCCGTGGTCACAACGGGAGTACAACTTTATTGGTTGACGGCAAGGTAGTATTTTATCTAGAAGAAGAGAGACTATCTAGATTTAAGTATGATGGATCTCCTCTACTTGGTTTGCAAAAAGTATTTGATTATGTAGATCACATTGATCATCTAGTAATCTGTCACACCCACCGTCATGGTCCAGTTCTTGATTGGTCTGGTGAAGATGCATATCAGGGATGGGTAAGAAAACTAGCTAGGAAAAGATTTGAGTTCCAAACTCACGAAATCGATACCATCCACCACGAGATGCATGCAGCGTGTGGTTTCTATAACTCTGGGTTTGAAACTGCTGCTTGTGTAATTGCTGATGGTGCTGGTAGTTTCCTACAG